TTAGGGCGTTTCTTGATCGACGCCATCGTCGCCTTCTTCTCCGACGGAGAAATTGAGTCCGATATGAAGTTCGAGCAGTTTGATAAGGACCTTCGCTATACCATCCTCTTCAAACGGCACCTCCGTTCGAATGTAGTCATCCTCGATAATTGGCCATTCCCCAACCCTCTTGGCGACCCATTGGAGATAGTCATCGACGTGAGACGGACCATCAGCACCTCCCGCGGACAAGTCACTCAGCAATTCTGGCTGCTGATGCAAATAGTAATTAGCCTCCCAGAGGTGGTACGCGGCCGTCGCAACCGGCGCCCTCAAGTCATGTAGCGCCCTGTCCGCTGCCTCCCGAATCTGCGCAAACTCTTGGGAAGGCGTGCGTGCACCGCCGATCAGAAAATCCAGGCTAACGCCCAAAACTTCCGCGATGGTCATGGCTTCAACGAGTCGAACCGACCGGGAACCCTTCTCGATCCTGGAAACGGCCGAGGCATCAACGGGCATACCTTTTTCGGTCAGTCGCTCAGCGAAATCCCGTTGACTCAACTCCCTTGCGCTTCGAATGCCCGCTACAGCGATCCCGAAATTCTGCTCTTGCGTCTTGATCCCAATTGGTAGTTGTTGCATGGTGAACATCGTATGCGCTTGACAACAACTCTGCCAACACATAACTTTGAATTGTTAGCAACGACAAGTGTTGTCAGTAAGAACAATAGGAGACAAGATGAACGCCATAACAGCCATGAAGCTGCTCACGATTGATGAGGTGGCCGAGCTTCTGCGAAAGTCCGCGGCTCAGCTCCGATGGATGCGCCACAACGGCAGTGGACCCAAGTCGGCCAAGCTGGGTGGCCGAGTCATGTACCGGGAGCAGGACGTCATCGACTGGGTAAACGCCGCGTTTGATTCGGTCGGCAAATAGTGGGATTCAGCCCCGGGGATCGGGTCCAGTGGTTCCCGCAGGGCCAAGAGGGAACAGTCCTAGACGATCACAGTCCAGACTGGCCCGAGTCCATTGGGATCCAGTGGGGCAACGGGGACAGGACGTTTGTGGCCCCGACGCATATTCGCATTCAGAAAAAAGAAGACCGTGACGCACTCGCCAAAGTTATCGTCACGGCCAAGAAACCAGCACCTACCAAGGAACAGATTCCGATGAAGCTTACCAGTAGCACCAGCACCCCCGCAGGTTACGAGCAGGCAGAGCCCGGTTCGCCCGTCTTCTTGGCGGACGTCACCGAGGGCCGCGGGCACCACATCTACCGCGAGTTCGACCGCAGCACGAACCAGTTCCAGCTGCACTTTGAACTGGATTTGGATCGGGATATGTCGCCGGCCGAGGCTATTGGCTTTGCGCAGACCGTCCTGAAGCTAGCCGTTCCGATGCAGGAAGACCAGCTCGATCGCACAACAGCACAAGCGAGCTTCCCTTCATGGGCTGATACTGCTCACTACGACGAGGAGACCGATACCCTCTCCGGCACCGGACCCAGCATCCAATTGGAGGATGACCGGCAGAAGTGGGACATTCATTCGAATTGGTTCGAAGGCGGTGATGAACAATTCACCCTCTCAAAGCGCGACAAGAACCACGCCAACCCCGCAGGAGCACCTGACGAGTACTTCTCCTTTGACTCCCGCGAAGAAGTCCTGACCGTAATGGCCGGCCTCGTAAACCTTCTGGCAACAATCTCGGAGGACACAAAGTGAACACGACTTTCGCTCCCAACCCCGCCCATGAACACGCCGCCGCAATGTCGGCACTGCCCGTCGAAGGCATCACCGCCGAGCTTGAGCGCCGCATCCGCACCCGACACGGGGCACCCGCGGCCTTCCACTTGGAACTGACTGCCGGTGACATCCATGACATGCTGGCCGACCCCGACTGGTGCGGCGAATGGAACGGCCCCACGATCCAGCTCAACGACAGCAGGATCACGACCGGCTGGAACCCTGACACTGGCATCTACTTCTTCATTGACCACGAAGGCGACAACCCGTGGCCCCTCAGCCAGGCAGGTGCTTTGGGTGCCGCCATTCAGTCACTGGCCGCGAAGTTAGCACCCGACTACAGCATCAACCTCAGCGGCAGCGAACTATTGGAGGCCACGCAATGAGCATCAAGGCGCCCACGGGTTACGTCAAAGTCAAAGAGTGCTCAGACCTCTGGACGGGCACCGAGTCCATGGACCGCGGTTGGATTGTCACGCCAGCATGGAACTCTGCCACTGATAAGCACTCACTCGAGGTCTGGACTCCGAAATACAATCTCCTGACGCCCGCTGAAGCGCGCCGCTTGGCCCAAGTGCTGCTTGCCAGCGCGGACGCTGTGGAAGCTGCCATCGCATCCACGGAGGCCCGGACAAACGGAGGTTCACAAACCAATGGCTAGGGACCGCGCAAATATCCGCGTCGACATGCTCTCGAATACTGATTACCGGAGTCTTGGGCTGGCGGCACAGCATCTCTACAAGCTCCTCCTGATCCACCCGACACTGAACTATGCCGGTGTTGCTGACTGGCGCCCAGGACGTCTAGCGAAGATCACTAGGGGCGTGACTGCGAGCGCTGTACGAGAAGCCGCTGCTGAGCTGCAGGCGGGTTCGTATGTCTACGTGGATGAGGACACCGAGGAAGTCCTGATCAGGTCGTTCGTTCGGCATGACGGCTTGCTCGCAAGATATCGGATGCCGATCGCCATGGCGAATGCTTACGCTGACATCTCGTCACCGAATATCAGGCGCTACTTCATTCACGAACTCAAGCGCCTATGCAGCGACAACCCAGCGATGGACTGCTGGAAGGAACCCCGTGTTGCTGGGATCCTTCGCGAGCCCTCCGAAGACCTGAAAGCCATTGCCTACGCTGATACGAACGCTATCGGTAGCCCCATCGAAGACTCCATCGGCAACAGTATCGGTTATGGCGTAAGCACTGGTGAGAGTACCCCGGGTGCTACTACTACCCCTACTACTACAACTACATCTACTGAAGTAGATAAAAGAGAGGCGCCGCAAAAACGCGGCACCCGCATCCCAGAAGATTTCCACGTGACATCCGAAATGGCCCAATGGGCATCCGCCAACGCGCCGAACGTGGACATCAATCTGGAAACCATGAAGTTCAAGAATCACTGGGAATCCAAAGCTGGCAAAGACGCGACCAAGATTGACTGGATCAAGACTTGGCGCAACTGGATCCTCAGCCCGTACTCACGGGGCGCCGCAGCTAGCCGTCCCACCACCAGCGACAAGATCCGCAGCACCCTCGAGAAGGCTCAAGCCCTTCAGTCGCAATTCAACCAAAACGCCCAGCCCGAGTTAGGACAATGACCATGGAAATTAGCGAAACTGCAAAAGTGCTGGCAAAAATCCAGTCCTTCGACAACCGCAATGTCGACAACCCAAACATCTTGGCTTGGCACGAAGTCTTGGCGCCGTACATGCTGCAGGATTGCCTGACTGCTGTCAGTCAGTACTTCTCCAAGCACTCAGCGTGGATCATGCCGGCTGACATTCTCGATCTCGTTCGGGAGGTTGAGGCGGCTCGAAGGAATGCCTTCCATGAGGGGTTCCACCCCACCCAGGCGGACGAACAGTCCGGGGGCTGGGGCGAGGTCTCTCGGCGCCTGAATAGGGCGGTAGCGACCGGGGCGCTCTCACCAGCGGCCTACCGGCGCTATCAGGACCAGAACCTTACCTTGGACGCCGCGCTCGGTCTGGTGGCCATCCAGTGACCCCGGCTGAAGAAGAAATCCTCAGCGCCGCGATCATCACCAACGGCCAATGTCTGGAAGGGATCAACCTGACCGGACGAGACTTCAGCTCCATGGCTAGCGGACTGCTGTTCGACCTGATCAAGTCCATCGCTGAGGCCGGCGGTCATGCCGACCTGATCGCAATCACCAAGGCGATCCAAGAATTGCCAGCGGATGAGAAGCGCAGCTACCCCACGGTCACAGTGATGAACTCCTTGTTCGCCAAGGGTTCAAGTGGGTACGCTGCCGCGTTCCATGCTGAGGTGGTGGCCGAGGAAGCTGCCCGGCGCCGACTCATTGCGGCAGGCCAGTGGCTGGTCCAGTACGGCACCGAGGGCATGGATGTAGATGCCCTCGCCGACAAGGCTATGGAAGCCGTTCAAGGGGCTGTTGCAGGCGTGTCCACCACGGTGGATGCTATCGGAGCAACCCTGGCCGACACGATTAACTCCTTTGGGGAAGCCGTTACATACTCAGCAACCCCATGGGATAGCATCAACCACCTCATCCAAGGATGGCGACCAGGCGGGCTCTACATCATCGGCGCCCGCCCATCAGTGGGCAAGACAGTGGCTGGCCTGCAAGCGGCCATCAAGCTGACCGCTCTCGGGCCCGTCGCGTTCATCTCCTTGGAGATGTCCGAAGTTGAACTGCAAAAGCGGATGATCGCCCTAGACGCCAAAATCGACATAGGACACATCACCCGGAACAATATCACTGAGGAAGATGAACGAAGGATGGCGCCAGCTATCAGCCGATGGCAAGCCATGCCCCTCTACGTCGACAAGACCCACGGCGCCAAGTTCTCTGACATCAGCCGGCATGTCTGGTCAGTCAAGCGGCAGCATGGCCTGGCAGCAGTAGTCATCGACTACTTGCAGCTCATGGAACCGTCTGACCCGAAAAAGAACGAGTACCAGACCGTCACCGAGAACTCGCGGAAACTAAAACTACTGGCCCAGCAGCTCGACGTCCCGGTTATCGCATTGTCACAGCTGAACCGCAGCTCCGAACAGCGAGACGGAAAAGTCCCCCAGCTGTCCGACCTCCGCGCATCAGGCGGCGTGGAACAAGACGCCGACGTGGTAATTCTGCTCCACCGCGACCTGCAGAAGTCACCACACGAGATCGACTTGATCGTGGCCAAGAACAGGCACGGCATTACGGGTACCGCTGACATGCAATTCTGCGGTCACTACTCCGAAATCCGGGACCCCTACCAACAAGTCGCGTAAACCATCGGGGGTACGCAGAAGTGCGTACCCCGTGACTAAACACCCACCAAACAGGCTGGCCACAAACGGCGTCCGGCCATTCCATCAACCCTCATACGAGACGCTTCGGCTGGGCCGCCCACCCAGTGGCCCAGCCGAAGCCCAAACCCCAAAGGCGAAATTGTGACCACCAAGAAGATCCGCTACGCCGCAGGACTCACAAACTACGTAATCGCCAAGGATCCAGGCACCGGACGCAAAGCGCCGCGATTGAGGGACAACCCGGGGCAAGTTCATGCGGTCGTCAACAACATCCACCGCCCTGCCATGCTAGAACCGTTCTTCGTAGAAGAAACTTGGGACTACCGGGCAGCCCTCTGCGGACAGCTGATCCGTGTCGTCATGCCACTCTCCTTTAAATCGACCGAGGAGAACGTTTGCCGCCAATGTGTGGCAAAAATGGCCGTCCTCGAGAAAGACAACCTAACGAGGTTCGAGAGAGCCAACATCGAAGGCTACTCTCGCTGGTGGATGCCCAAGCGTAGTCACAATCCTTCTAATACCCCGCAGCAACCTATCGTCCAACTCTCGCGGACTCGGTGACAGCATGAGTGTCTACAAGCCCCTGAGGTGGTTCCTGACTAACCCAACCAGCGCGACGCCATCAGGCGAGACTCTATATCGGAGCACTCGCCTGGCGTTCTTGTTTGGCGATTTCAAGTGTCGCACTGAGCCTGAGATTCGCGCTGAGTTGAGGGCCGCTCGTCGCCGCAATTTGCGGATCGACGCCAGGTTGTACTTGGTGCCAGTTCTTATTGCCCTGCTCGGCAACGTTGCCGTCCCCATACTTATCGGGCTGCACTAAGGGATTGGTAGCGGGGGAACAGGCTGGTTGACGATCTTTATGAGTAACTGGACGATAGCGCTGAGGACGATGCCGCCGATAGCAATTCCTGTGGAAATACGGAAGGTTCGCTTGTTCTGCTGCGTCTTGAACTCTTCTAATTCGAGAGTGTGCAGGTCCATCGGGCGGACCACAGAGGCTTTGGCACTTTTGCCACGAGGCGGACGAGGGTCGGTAAAAACCAAAAGCGTAGCGTGAATTTTTTGTCCGACATTGGTTGCCGCGTCTTGTACGGATTTGGACACTTGCACTTCAATAACCGTGTTCCAAGCATGTTGAGTCGTATCATCCAGCCCTTGGCCCAGCATGATCCTGATGCTGTCCTGCTGTGTTGGCAGGCCCGTCCGAAGCGTGAGGCGTCTGCGGTTCGACTCACTGAGAGCGAAGTATCGCTCGATCTGGCTAGCCATGGGGCCATCTAGGATCTCGTCTTGTTCCGTCACGATTTTTAGTGGCTCAAACCCGGGAATGAGTGCGATTGCGTCAACGAACTCAAGGAATGATTGTTTGCTCGAGAACATGTAACTATTGCGTCCCCGGAGAAGGTAAGTACTTCGATGCTCCCCAAACTCATTGGGCGGCGCGAGGGCGACTGAGGTGGGGTCAATTATCGGTTGCGCCTGCTGAAAGTCGAATGCACGCGCCTTAGCTACGTAGGGCAGCTTTCCTGTCTGCTTCATCCACCAATTGGAGAACCCCACCAAAACCACCTAATAGCTAGTTGAAAAACAAGGCACCCGCCAAGCTCGGCAGGTGCCTTTTGTAATCCCGAAAGGAAAACAAGGAATACCCAGATTGTAGCAACCAACGCTTCCCAGCCGCCTCCAATGCTGTGCAATTAGGGCAATGTGGGCACCGAAGCTGTAGACGATACACATTCGTTCGAACACTAAACCGTGTTAAAATTAGGGTAGCCGAACAAGTCTTTGGAGGACACGGAATGCAGACCGCACACTACGAGCACATCCAGCTGAAGAACCGACTCACAACCCACCTCAGCCGGATCCCCGAACTCCTTCGAGACCTTGACATCACGATCACCATGCAGGCCAAAACGGGCGGCACTTGTGGAGGCGGTGGTGTTTCGCCCAAGGAGCGCAACGTATTCCACGTCGGCGCAAGCGAGATCCGCAGCAAATACCACGCACTACTGTCCGGACTCTGCATCATCATCGACAAAGACCTCGGCCGTTTCGAATACGTCACCGACACTACCAAGCTGGCGCATAAAGCAAAGGCGCACGCCGGATGGCTCGCAACTCACGACGAAGCAAACGACTGGGTGCGAGAGCTCGACCATCTAGCCAGGGAACGCAACCGGGTTGTAGGCCGCCCAGCTGAGGGTCGAGTATTCGCCGGCCAATGCCCCACCGAAGAGGGAGGTCAAACGTGCAACACTCCCCTATTCACCAACCAAGGAGAACCCAACGCCCGCTGCCCCAAATGCAAAGCAACCTGGGATGCACGCACATGGCGACAAGAAGCACTCCAAGCGGCCGGAATCCACCAAGGCACTGCCGCCGAGATCAGCCGAGCAGTATCCGACCCCGTCACCATGGAAGGCATCTTGCCCGCCACCATCAGACAATGGGCCTCCCGCGGCAAACTCGCACCCATCGGACACAATCACCTCGGCAAACCCGTCTACCAAATCCGAAAAGTCCGAAACCTGTGGGCCAGGATGAAGGCCAGCAGCTATAACAGACTGGCTGCGTAGGGTCGGTGATCCAGCGACTGGGTCGCTAGATCGGCGTTCTTTGGAATCCCATACAACAATGGACGGCCCCTCGAGTTGAAGTGAATGCCACAATTCTGAATATTGAGACTGGGCCACTAGGCTACGGAAATGACACTTGTAGGCACCTCGGTTAACGACCTGCCAAGCGAAACGAAGGAAGAACTGTCCAACAGCTTCCTTCGACTTCGCTTTCGGGGCGGACGGTTTGAAAGTACCTCTGGAGGTATGCCGCTGGCCGCAATGGGCGAACTATCGAATCTCAATGACCTTGTCAATGAACTAGCTCGCCTACTTTGGCGTCGTAAGAAGAACAAGCAACGTCTCCGCCCGGCCGACTATCCGATCGCTCCCACCCTTCGAATTACGCGATTCGCCAAGGGCAGCAGCATTCCCCTAATCGAGCGAGACGGCGCCAGCAGCGTTGCCCTAGAAGATCCATACGATGCGAGCCGTGATCTTGTGGAGCGAACAGTCTGGTCAATCATCGACAACGCCGAAATCCCAGCGGAATTTCCGACCGAATGCCTCCCATCTCTACGCCGCATAGGTAGGCACCTACATTCTGGCGAAGGTCAGGAGTTCATAGAGTTTTCGGACAATGGTCTACTCAACTCACGAATCCTGACTCAAGAAATACGATCCAAATTTTGGACCGCGTTCGACACCGTAACCTTGGAGGATCGAACCATATTTGGCCAGATAGAATCGCTTGCCCGGCCCCATTCGTTTACCTTCAAGCAAAGAAACGGTCAAAAGCTCGAAGGAAAGAACGCCCTGTGGGACGAAATGCACAGCGCCCTGGGAAAGACGGACAAGCATCCCTATTGCCGCCTGTACGTCACGGCAGAGATCGACTACGTTGGGCGTATCCGAAGAGTTAGTTCTGTCGAACGAGTCGAGGTCTTTGAAATGGATCCCCAGCACTGGGCAGATCGTTTCCTTGATTTGGCCTCCTATGCTGAAAATTGGGTGCCAGGTGCAGCTCCAATCGGCACGACCGTCCTTGAGAGAGCTGACCTATTGATCCGAGTTGCGCTCAAATCGGAGCTACCCGTACCAGTCATATTCGGGACGTTCGAAGGCGGTGTCAGCTTGGTTTGGGATACCCCAACCGGCCGCGTGACGGTGTACGTCGAAGAGGACCAAAAGTATGAAGTGGAGCGAGTGCCAGGCCACCAAGTGGTGCCATATGCCACTTCGGATGCTTCAGTAGCAATCTCAAAGGTCGTGGAGCTGGTAGATGAGTAACCTAGATCCAGCATTCGATGCCCTTGTTAATGCCATCTCACGAGAGGATTTCAGGCCAGGCGAAGTCGAAATTATCTCGCCCAATGAGAAGCTGTGGCGGCAAGTTCATGAAAATAATCTAGTCATGGCAGTCGTCAGTGAGTCAGCTTTCCTAGAGGTAGTGGACCCCGCAGCCTTTGCGGGAACACCATCTGCCCGATACGAGGTCTCGACATGCATGGAATCCGCAGTCGATGCGGAGCAAGCGCACAAGCACTACACGAAAACACATTCAAGTGCAGGAACTTTTGAGGTGAGTGTTGAGCAAGTGTCCAACGCATTTGCTCGCGCAGTGGACGACAGCACTCTTCAAACAGGTTCGGATCCGATCGTGGGCCACGCATACATTGACCTGAGAGGTATGCACAAGACGCTGCAACGACGGGCGCGCTCCGAGCTCGCTGACGCCGCGACCAAGGCGAAAAGAATCTATCCTCCACCCTGAGAACCCTGAACTAAATCCGCAAGACGCCATGCCCAGCTACGCATGAAGGATCTGGCCGGAAGAGCCCGAGAACGACATCCCGAGGGTGGGATGAGTCACGGGAATTTATTAGAATATATGTCCGAGTCACGACTTGACGGATCGAATCTTGTCACGTAGATTGTTCTTACTGTCGAAACAAATAACAAAAGGCTCGAAGCGTCCCCCAAGTGCTTCGAGCCTTTCGTATTTCCTGATCGCCACCCATGGTCAATCCGAGCGCAGAACCAGGGCAGAGCGAGAATCTAAAGCAGAGCCACATCTCCCGTAAATCGGCCGTTGTCACCCACGACGACCCAATCACCCAAAAAGGTCGGCTGCTGACAATCTCTATTCCCACAGTTCACTGGTCGCGCTTCGGGTCCTGAAAAGGTACCCACCACGTGTCGGGACTGTACGTCGCACTTTGGGCAGGTGGCCACAAACGTAGATTCAGATGTCATTCGCAAACACTACCACCGCGCCTGTGCCGAAATTTGGGAATGCCATGCCGTCGTGCCAATGATCAGGCGTGATCATGATTGAGGAGAGCTGCTGGTATGGAAACCCATACCGATGCTTCCGCCACCGTTGGGAAACGGTGGCACAAAGGGATGGATCGAACGCAAAGCCACAGGCTAAGCGAGGCGAATCACCTCCGGGTTCGACCCCCGGCATCCCACGACACCATGGATGAGCTGCCAACCGCTAGACGGTTGGCCGAGCCACGACCTGCCTGTGGAAGTCAGCAACATGGTATCCGAGAAGCGCCCTCACAGCGCTGCATGGAATGTGAACCTGCAATGGTGCGGGGCCGGTGTCGAATACCGGGCGACGGGCAATCGTAGGGGTTCGATACCTCCGCATTCCGCGAGATGCGCGTACCCCCATGACGTGCAACACCGCCGCCTGTCCGGTACTCACAAGACAGGCACACAAACTTGAGTGCCGCACCCCCAGAGGTGCCGAGCGACACACGATGCGCCTCGGATGAACGGCAGGAACTGCGGCCCAGGCTGCGGCACTCAACGAACCACCGCCCACCGCCTCAGGCAAAGCGGAAACACAACCAGAGGCAAACACTTAGGGAGCATGCGAAAGAACAATGAGGTGACGAGAGCAAACGCCCCATCGAAGACAACGCCCATTGCCCAGATATGAACATGGTCCCGCTGCCAACCTTGTCATGGACTAGACTCCATCGAGACGAGTTCAGTAGACGAAGCCAGTGGCGGAGGGAATCAAATGTTAAACGATCTAGATATTCGTCAAACCCTCGATGCCCAGCTTCAGCGCCGTTTCCTAGGCAATGATGACGTCGTCATCCGTCACGAACTGGGTGTCGATACCGGTAATCGTCGCATAGACATGGCTGTTCTGAACGGGCATCTCGCTGGCTGGGAAATTAAGAGCGACAAGGACACCCTCAAGCGGCTCCCAGGCCAAGCGGACAGCTTTGGTCGTGTGATGGACTACCTGTCAATAGTCACCACTTCGAAGTATTTAGACAAATGTGACGATCTCCTTCCAAAGAACTGGGGAATCGTTGAAGCCCTCGAGGGACCGTCCGGCGTCACCCTGACGCGCCGAAGGGCCCCTCGAATCAATCGGTCAACAGACCCATTCGCCCTAGCTCAGCTTCTCTGGCGCGAAGAGGCAATGGATGAACTACGCGACAGAGGGATTGCGGCCGGCTTGAGTTCAAGTTCACGTTATTTCGTTTGGGAAAGACTCGCCAATTCATTGCCCAAGCGGGACCTACGAGCAATTGTTCTCCGTAGACTTAAGCAACGCCAAGGCTGGACAGGCGGTCAGCTACATAGCTAATGTGGCGGTTCATTCCGTACATGATCCACTCCGTACCGCCACCAGCACCAGCTGCAGGACCCGCGACGCATTTTGACTTCGCGTCTATGACCCCATCACCCCAAGAGTGAGCCGCCCCGCTGTACTCAGGCGTTGCCACGACTGCCCTGCATACGTCGTAGAACGAACCGTGAGGGAATTTTGCTAGCTTTGCCTCCCTCCAGACAATCCATGCTGAATCTGTGCAGTAGCGAAGGTTTGGTATAGGCCCGCCAAAGCCACTGTCGGGCAGATCTGGGTGGCGGACTCCGTAGTCGCCGTAGTGAATGTCTGCTATTGGACTACTCAACACCGCAGCATTCCACATTTCCGCATCTAACCGCCGTAGAAGATTCTTCGACTTCTTTGGGAGCGAAGTGATTTGGCTCGGGAAGGCACCGCTCGCCAGTGTTACTGAAGCCCAAGTCCCGTTTCTATCCGCCCACGCCAAGTACGTCGCAGCCATGGTTTCCAGCTCATCAAGGGCGGATCCGTGGACACTTGCGAAGTCAATCAGGAGATGAACGTCTCCAGGCGACACTCCAGCATCACGGCAGTAAGTTTTCAACGTGACGTCTGTAGCTCCTGGCGCTGGATCGGCCTCAGATCCTCCAACACGTAGGACAATCTTTTCCCGCGTTGCGCCAGCAGCAGTAACGGCATCTGAAATGAAACCAGCCCCGTCTCCCAGGTGAACAACCGGCCGCAGCCTGACGCCCGAAGAAGCAGCATTGAGGGCCAATAGACTATATGGTGACCGGGAAGTCGTCGTGTCGACTGCATCTTCACCAAGGGCATGCGAGTCTACCGCGAGAATGTCGCCAGCCTGGCTACAGTCAAACACTGCATCGCTAAAACTCCCCAAATCATAGTCAACTCCTTTGTTGGCAATGACTTCGAACAACGGGATGGTTACATTTCGCCGAGCGCTTGACACATTTCGCCAAGCTTCGAATTCTGCCTTTTTGCCCTTAAGTATTGGCTGATACATCGTTCCCCAATTCAAATACTCTGGCCCACTGTTTGCGAGACTGTCTGGGCAGTCTACGTGTCGGTAGTCACATATCGACAAAAGGGGCTCCATAAGCTGATGAATGGCTCCTACGCGCCTCATATGGAGCCCCCCTTCGCTATTGCGGGACGCATCGAACACTTCCGTCGCATACACAGCACCCCGATGCAACCATTCATTTCTGCGCCCACCTGTCAGAAACCCGGGAGGCAGTGGCTGGACTTCGTCAAGCTCATCGAGTCGCTGGCCAGTATTTACCTGAACGAACACACCCAACCGGACTACGCGCTCTGCGGACCCAAGGAGTAACCACATGGACGAAAACCAAGCCCGCCACACAGCACTGGACATGGCGATCCGAGAAACGCCTGGCGGAACGAAATGGGCTCAGATCATCGAACTCGCCAACATCTTCGCCGCCTACATCATCAACGGCACTGTGCCGACCGATGAGAACGCCGAGGCCAAGTAGCCATGACACAGACACCAACAGTTGGGCGCATCGTCCACTACCAGTCTTACGGCACACCGGGCGGCGAATACCTGCCCGTGCCACGCGCAGCAGTCATCACGGCCGTGGACCTCGCAGAACTTGAAGGAGCCAGCCACCAAGTTGGGCTGTGCATCCTGAACCCAACAGGCATGTTCTTCAACCAGGACGTGCCATGGTCACCACACCCGCGGCCAGGTCACTGGACCTGGCCGCCACGCACATAACCAAGGCGGTGACCGCATGGCGACAAGCAGAACCGGAACAACCGAGTGGCTGAACATAAGTCGCCAAGTCATCCGAGACGCCCAAGACCGAGGCCAAACCCGCTGCGTCTACTGCCCAGCCATCCTTGACTACAAGAACCGACGCGCACCCAATGGCGCGCAGGTTGACCACATCAAGGCCGATGCTAACGGCGGATCCAGCGAGCATCACAACCTCCAAGTGTGCTGCGCTCATTGCAACCAATCAAAATCCAACCGAGGCAAGCCAAAAGCCAAGACCATCATGGCGAAAACACCCCTGAAAACTAGCCGAGTCTGGTAATGATCGGTGCGAAATTGGCCCAAGTCCATCCCGGAAAGGGTTGACATTTTGCCAATTCGAAGGGTGGGGGTAGGGGGTTCCGCGACTCGCCCGGCCCCGCTCCTCCGCCATAGCGAAAATATCCCCCCCGTCCCCAGATCTGCGGGTTTGCGGGCAATTGTGTGGTGTTTGCCAATTTGAGCGTGGAGGTTGAAATGGTCGATTCGCCTACTGGCTTGGGTGATCGTGGGCTTTCGATTTGGGATGCTCTCAAGTCTGAGGATGTTTCTCGAAATGCTCTTGCGCTTGAGGCTGCTCGGACTGCTGATCGGCTCGATGAGTTGGACAACATCATCCAGGGCAAAGGCGTTCTGAACTTGATGCAGTTCCGCCTTCACATGGAGGGTAGCGAGGACGGCGAATACAACGTGGAGGTCAAATTCCAACATGTACTCACTGAGGCCAGGCAGCAGCAGACCACATTCGCGACGTTGCTGGAGAAGATCGACAAGCTTTCCCTGACTGCGCGTGTTCCGAAAGGTGGCGTTCAAGGGCCTCTTCCTGCGGGTGTTACTGCGCTGGACAAGATTCGGGCACGGGTGAAGCAAGAAACAGGGTAGGTGGTTTCGGGTGTCGCTCATTGGTGATCAGCACGCCCGGTATCAGATCATGCCTAAGTGCGTCGGCGCTTCACTGGTTCACGCTGAGGCCGCCATTGACCTTGCCGAGTGCTACGGGCTGTCGCTTGATGAGTGGCAGAAGAACGTCGTCCGCATCTGGTTTCGCATCACGCCTGAGGGCAAGTGGTGCGCTTCTACGTGGGGCTTGTCGGTAGCCCGGCAGAATGGCAAGAATGGCGCGCTTGAGGCCATCGAGATGTATCTCATGACCGTGCTCGGGTACAAGATCCTGCATACCTCGCACTTGCTTAGTTCGGCGCGCAAAGCGTTCAAGCGTCTTATGCATTTCTTTGGCCGCAAGGTCAATGATCCGCACGCGAAATACCCTGAGCTCAATGCGATGGTCTTGGAGATTCGGAAGACCAATGGCCAAGAGGCGATTGAGCTTCATAATGGTGGACTGATTGAGGTTGGCGCTCGTACTGGTGGCGCTGGCCGTGGTTCATCCTTTGATTTTCTCGTTGTCGATGAGGGCCAGGAGTACGAAGAGGACGAGCAGGAGGCGCTAGAGGCCACCACGTCCGCTTCCCCTTCAGGCGATCCGGTAACGATCTACATGGGCACCCCGCCGAAGACTGTCGGTGAGCGTGGCGCCCCGTTTGTTCGTGTTCGATCTGGTGCCGTTACTGGTCGCTCGAAGCGCACTGCCTGGGTGGAGCATTCGCCTCAGGGTGAGCTCGACAAGATGACCGAGATAGAGCTCCAGGCTTTTGTGCGTGATCGGAAGAATTGGGCTGCGGGTAATCCTGCTGCTGGTATTCGTATCGCGTGGGAAACCATCGAGGGCGAGCTTGAGCGTTGGTCTGCTCGGTCATTTGCTCGTGAGCGATTGAATATGTTCCCTTCGCCGGCCGAGGTGCTGGAGATGGCTTTCACCGAGAAGGCATTGAAGCGCCTTGGAATTGGCATCAATGACATTGATTCTGAGGCACCTATTTTGGCGTTCGGTGTGGACATGAATCCTGAGCGCACGAAGGTTTCAATCTGTGCCGTGACGACTAACCCCGATGAGCGCAAACACCTGGAGCTGGCTGCTGATGCGCCGTTCTCCGAGGATGGCACGTCCGCCTTGGTCGAGTGGATCTGGGATCGCGCTAAGCGTCGTATCCCGGTGGTTATGGATGCGTTCAGCCCCGCTCGTGACTTGCTCGAAGCTCCCTTGAAGAAGAAGGGCGTGATGGTGCGGGTTCTTGACGCTAATGAATTCACGCAGGCATGCGGCCAGCTTCACCAGGCTGTCAATCGAGAGAAGTCGGTGACTTGGTTTGAGCAGCAGGCGCATCTCTTTGAATCTCTCAAGGCAACGGTGAAAGAGCCATTGAAGAATCGTCCCGGTTCTTTCAAATGGAACCGCGTTGACTTGGAATCAGATTTGTCCCCGACGATGGCCGCGACTTGCGCGCTGTTCGGGTCCGTAAAGTTTGGCCGGCGTGCCCGGTCTGGCGCTGGCGGCACGGCGCGCAAGCGTCACGCCGTGGTGATGTGAAAGGGGTGGTGCGAGTGATTCGCGAGCTTGACGCCAAGGAAGCTACCCTCTTTTCGGGAATGCTCAAGACGATTCGTAAGCGTTCCACACGCAATCATCTGCGGAAGAATCTCTATGATGCGAAGTCGCGGTTGGATCGGATTGGTTTTTCTGTTCCTCCGCACATGATCGATTTTCAGACACCTTTGGGTTGGGCTGAGAAGGCAGTTTCGGTTCCCGCTGCGCGCATTCAGCGTGAGGGTTTCCGGCTGCCGGGCGAGTCGTCTTTGCTGGGTGACCTGTCGGAGATATTCGATAGTGGTTATGCTTCGCGCCTTGAGTATGGGGCGATTAAGTCGAGTTTGAAGCATGGGCCTGCTTTCATGTTTTCGACGCCTGGGGATACGGATAAGGGCGATCCTCGGGTGGTTATTGCGGCCAAGTCTGCGCTTGAGGCTACGTGCATTCAGGATCCGCGCACCGGGGTTGTTACTTCGGCGTTGGAGATGGTGGGTCTGCGTGAGGCGCTGATGTACGTGCAGGGCGCTGTTCTTGAGATGACCAACGTCAATGGCGTGTGGATGGTCGCGAAGGACATTGAGCAGTCTCATGATCTGGTCCTTTGTGAGCCGTTCGTGTGGGACTGGGATTTGGACCGCACGTTTGGTCGATCACGTATCTCTCGTCCACTGATTGGTTCAATTGAGCGCGGCGTTCGTACCTTGCTTCGTGGCGAGGTCACGGCCGAGTTCTTCTCATCTCCGCAACGGGCATTGCTGGGCGCTGACGAATCCCACTTCACCGATGAGGCCGGGAACAAGATCGACTTGTGGAAAGCAATCACGGGCGGCGTTTGGGCTCTCCCTGATGTGTATGACGAGGATGAGGGCAAGCTGGTCCGGGCGCAACTCCAGCAGTTGCAGCAGGCGTCAATGACCCCGCATTTTGAGATGTTCAAGTCAATCGCTTTGCAGGTTGCTTCGGAGACTTCGTTGCCGATGTCCTACCTTGGTGTGCAGGAGAATCAGCCGGCCGCTGAGGGTGCCATCAAGGCCGCTGAAGCTGACATGATCGCCCTTATTAGTCACCAAATCGACATGTCCTACAAGACCGCTTCCGTGAATCTTGCACGCAAAGCATTGGCTGTGATGCACGGCGGCTTGACTGACGCTATGAGCACCGAGCTGGCGGGGCTAACCGTGCGGTACACGGACCCGGGCACGCCCACAATTTCGGCCCGCTCTGATGCTGCGCTCAAGTACACGCAGACGTTCCCGAATGGCGACCCAAAGATTGCTATGGAGATGTACGGGCTGACTGATGAGCAGATTCAACGGAACATGTCATACATGGCGACGCAGTCCGCGGGCTCGTTGTTAGCGCGTCTGAATCTGGGTGCCGGCGCCACTGTTGAGCCGGGCACGGAGGCGTCGCCTACAGTGGGCGAGGATGCCAACGCAATCAAGGCCAAGTTTGACGCTCTCGGTATCGCTGTTCGTGCTGGTGTTGATCCGAATGATGCGGCGAAAAGGCTCGGCCTAGATGGCATCAAGATGACAGGCGCAACTCCGGTTTCGCTGCGACTCAAGGAAGTTGACGCGGCAGGCTTGGAGGATCGCTGATGCTGATCAGTCGTGAGGTCACTGCCGAATATCGTTCTATGCGCGACACGGTCACGAGCAATCTACTGACTGAGTTCGGTGGATTGATGACGGAAGTCATCACTGCTCCCGCGGCGGTGCAGCGTGAAGCCATATTCGAGGTGCTGCCTGCGCTGGCTGAAACCCACTTGCAGGCTACGTCTGCTGTTTCAGCGGCATTCTTTTCTGGCCTTGCTGAGATGCAGGATTTGCCGAAGCTGGTTCTGCCGGATGTGTTGGAGCCATCGGTTCCTGAGTTTTGGCGTTCGCTGATTGGCTGGGGCTCGTCGGATCGGGTGCTTGAGCGAGGCGGCGCCGCGTTGATGTATTCGCTGATTGCTGGCGGCTTGACGCGGCGCATGTCGATGGCGGCGGCTGACACGATGATTGGCAACGCTGCGATCCAGACAACGCCGATGCGCTCCCAGCGTGTCCCGCAGCCTGGTTGCTGTGCATGGTGCGGGATGCTGGCGTCCCGCTTTGCTGCGTACACTTCGGAGGCGTCGGCGGGCAAGGTTAGCGGGCGCGGAATCCCTGTAGGTCAAGGCAGAGGCAAGGGCTCCAGGGGTCGCGGGCGCGGGTTGAAGCCTCGCGGGTCTCAGGCCATAGGCGAAGACTTCCACGATCACTGCCAATGCGAAGTGGTTGTGGTGACTGAGGAAAACGAAGTCCAACTACAGGCCGATGCTGACCGGTATTACGACCAATACAGGGACGCCGCTGACAAGATCAACGACGGCCTAACGCTTACCTCAACGGACTACAAGCTCGCCGATGGATCAATCAAGAGCAAGTACACGTGGGTCCACGATGAAGCTGGAGCAACAACTCCGGAGAGCCGCACGAGCATGATCGTCGCCTCAATGCGACAAGAGCTCAACGTTCGATAACCCCCAAACTCTTCCCTTCCGTGCGATGCGGGCAGGGTTTTTCGCCGTGCGATGCGGCATTCACACAAGGAGATTTACCCATGAGCAAGCGCACCATTCACGGCATTGACCTGACTGCCCCTGGCGGTATCGAGAAGCTGTTTGCAGTGCACCGGGCAATGTTCGGTGACGCTGTCATGGAAACCGACGAGGAAGCCGCCGCTACGGCTGCTGCTGAGGCCCAAGCGGCTGCGGACGCTGCAGCCGAAGCTGCTGCGAACGAGAAGCTTGGCGAAGGTGGCATCAAGGCTTTGAAGGCCGAGCGCGAAGCTCGGGAAGCCGCCGAGAAAGAGCTTGCTGAGTTCCGCGCCGAGAAGCAGAAGGCTGCTGATGCGGAACTTTCCGAAGTTCAGCGGGCACAGAAGGAACGTGACGATCAGGCGGCCGAGAACGCGAAGCTCAAAGCCACCAACGCACGCCTCTCCGCGCTGGCAGAACACCCAGTACCCAAGGAATACCAAGACCTTGTCACGGGTACGGATGAGGCCAGCTACCTTGCATCGGCAAAGAAGCTCAGTGAGCTGTACACCCGAGCCCAGGGTAAGTCCGGCGTCGTTCACAAGTCGGGAACTGGTGGCTTTGAAGCTACAGCTGGCTCCGTCGATGCTGGCCGCGAAGCATACCGAAACCGCAAGAAGTAACCAACTCTTTAGACCCTTTAGGAGGGCACATGGATCTCACAATCAAGCGCGAGACCTTTGGCCAGGATGATCAGTCTTGGCTTGGATCTGCGCACGGCACTCAGTCCACGCAGACCATCACTTTGGACGTCTCAACGTTCACCGCTGGCACCCACTACCCGCAGGGCTGGCTCAAGTCAGGCCTGCCCCTGCAGAAGCTGGCCGGCGGCAAGTACGGCCTGTGGGTAACCACTAAGGAGCTCGCCGGGTTCCTCTTCACTCAGGTGAAGGCCCCTGCCAACACCGCGACGCCTGTTGGCGGCGCACTCCATGAGCATGGCCGAGTCATTGAAGCCAAGCTCCCCGTTCCCGTAGACGCTGGCGGCAAGACTTCTGCCGCTGGCCGAATCATCTTCGCCTAAGGAGGCTTCACATGGCACTTGTGCTTTCGAGTGAATACATCACTCCCGCTGATCTGACCGGATACGTCCGCGAAGCTCTTGCTGATCTGCCGCAGAATGTCTTCGGGCTTTCCGCTTTCCTGCCGAATATCACTGTCGATGACATTGATTTCCGCGTGTCCACTGGTGGTGGCGGGCTTTCTCGCGCCGCTTCCTTCCGCTCGTTCGACACCGAATCCCCGATTGGCAAGCGCCACGGGATCGAACGTATCGCCGGCTCACTGCCCCCGATTTCGGAGAAGTTGCGTCTGGGTGAGTATGACCGTCTCAAGCTGCGCAAGCTCGATTCCGGAATCAAGGACGCCCTCTTCAATGACGCCGTGAATCTGGCCAAGGCCATTCAGACGCGTCTTGAGATTGCGCGTGGCGAGGCGCTGATGGACGGCAAGGTAACCCTGGCCGAGAATGGCCTGGCCCTTGAGGTTGACTACGGCCGCAAGGCCAGCCACACCGTCACCGCGGGCGTCTTCTGGGGTGCTGGCGGTGATCCCGTGGCTGACTTCCTCGCATGGCAGGCCGTTTACGTTGCCACCAACGGTGTCCGCCCCGGCGCAACGCTGGCGTCTCAGGATGTCTTGTCGGCTCTGATGCGTAACGCCAAGATCCGTGAGTACACGCTCCCGGCTGGCTCGACTCAGCAGATCGTGACTGTGGATGCGATCAACGCGCTGTTCCGCTCATTCGGCCTGCCTGCCATTGAGGTCTACGAGGCTCAGGTGGAAGGCGCTGGTGGCGTGGCTCAGTCCGTCATCGACCCGAAGAAGATCCTCTTCTTGCCGCCCGCTGGCTCGAAGCTGGGAGAAACCCTTTGGGGCGTAACCGCTGAGGCTCTGGATGCTGACTACGGCATCGATGCCACCGACGCGCCCGGCATTGTCGTCGGCTCGTACTCCGACAAGGATCCGGTTGGCCTGTGGACCAAGGCGTCTGCAATCGCTCTGCCGGTGGTTCCGAACACCAACCTGACCCTCGCCGCGAAGGTGCTGGCCTAGCACTGGAATGGGGCGGTGAGCCACAAGCTCACCGCCCTGCCCGGTTCACCCTTAGGAGGGTGCATGTCTAAGATTTTTGGCATTCATTTTGCCGTGCACAATGAGGCTGGCCAGTTGCATCAGTGGAGCCCTGGCGATGAAGTTCCCGAATGGGTGGAGCCGATGGTTGGCGACCACTGCATTTTGCTCCTGCCCGAAGTGAGCGAAGATCCGGAAGGTACCGACGCGGATGAGGATGAGGAATCGACACCAAGCGAATCCGACCCAGAAGACGCCGAAGAGGACGCGACACCAGAAGCTCCCGCCGCTGATGTTTCTCTGGACTTCACCAAGCCCGCTGCACGCCGCGGTCGCGCTCCGAAGAAGGCGTAACCGTGGATGCTCTGGCGACATTGGCAGAGCTGAAAAAGCACTGGCCGTCCCTGCCCGCCGAGCAGGAGGCGGACGCTGAGCAAAAGCTCATCGAGGCCTCCATCATCGTTCGCGGGCTGTATCCGGTTGATGCTCGCATTGCTTCCGGCGCGCTTGATCCCGCCACTGCCGCTTATGTGGTTTGCGACATGGTCAAGACTGCGATGGACATTGACGAGACGGACGTTCCTGCCGATGTCACGCAGCTGTCCTTCGGTGCTGGCGGATTCACTCAGAGCGCGACATTCAAGGATCGTGACGGGAAGCTTTTTCTGACCAAGCTTCACAGGCAACTGCTGAGTGGTGGCGGGTCCCGAAATCGCAAAGCGTTCACGATCATTCCGGGGGTGTAGTCGTGCTATTCGGAAAAGGCATCGTTTCCCATTTCCCTGCGTCGTGGCGTACCAGTGTCACGGTGTTGCGGAGCGGTGGGCGTGACCAAAAAGGTAACCCACTGCCTGCAGTGTCGATTCCGCTGGCTGACTGTTTGCTTGGGCCTCGGTCTACAGGTGAGCCTGTGCCGGGGTCGAGTCTTACATCTTCGGACATGTCCTTGTATCGCGATCCTGACCCGAGCTTCACATTCCAGCCTGCGGATCGAATCATTGTGCCCGCGGGTGCTTTGAATGCTGGCGAATGGTCGATTGATGGGCGCTCGAAGGAATTCCCGCTTGGGGTCGAGACTCCCGTGAAGGCTGGTGTGTGATGGCGCGTGATGGCTACAAGCCGGTGCCGTCTGGGTTGCGGAAGGTCATGAATTCTACGGGGATGTCTGATGCGTCGGTGAGTCTCGCTAGGAAGCTTGCGGGTAATGCGCAGGCGGTCGGGCATGGGAAGTATATTGGCGCGCCGGCGTCGGTGATTGCTGGCTGGAATAACGAGCGCAGGGCTGGTGCAGTTGTGAGCGAGTCTCAGCCGCACGGCAAGGACTGGCAGGACGCGATCCTGCTGCGCTCAATGGCGGCTATGACCATACGGAGGCGTCGATGAGCGATGGTCTAGTTTTCCCGGATGCGCGTTCGGCGGTCTGGGATCTACTGAGCGGGTCGGTTCACTTTGATCCGTTCACTGATTCAACGGTGACAGTGCGTCCAGTGACGACTCTTCCGGTGGATGCCCATGGGTTACTCGAGGAACCTTTTCCGCTCGCTCATGTCCGGTCCGCGGCTCCTGGCACTCAAGGCTACGTGGACCGCGTGGACCGGGTGGCCATCGATGTTTACGCGCCGCTTGAGACTGCACTCAATGTCCTTGAGTCGATCAGTACGTATTTGACGGGCCGTAGCATCGATACGCCTTCTGGGTATTTGGATGCCATTGAGCCCGATGAATTGCCCGTAGATGTTCCTTACCCGTCTGAACATGTTCGGCAGGCCACGGCGACTTTCTTAGTCACCACGCGGCCTCTCTAAACCCCACTCGGGGAAACAAAACACTTTCAACCTTTGAAGGAAGGTCTATTCACCATGCCTACATTCGACACAATTCGCCAGGGCGCGGACAATCGCAAGCTCATTCGGAAGGTCCAGAAGAGCTTTGCGTTCTTGCTGCCGAACACAACTCCGCTGCCGACAACCCTGTACGCGACTGGCACGCTGATTGACTTCGGCGCACTCCCCGGCGCAGTCTCGCTGGGCATCGTCACACCCGATGGCTGGGGCTTCGGCCGCGAGATGGAGAAGGAAGAGGTTGATGGCCTCGGCTACGCCTCTCCTGTCCGCTCCGACATTACGAAGGTTCCGCGCACTGTCACTGTCACGGTCCTGGAATCGGGCCGCAAGGAGATCAGTGAGCTCAAGCACGGCTTGGTCATCACTGCCACCCAGAGCCCGACGACCGGTGAGGTTGTCTATGACGAGCCTGACATGCCGATCAACCGTGAGTACCGCCTGATCGTTGTTGGCCTGGATGGGCCTGCCGATGAGGAATGGGTCATGGGCAAGGGCTTCGGTGCGGTGAAGCTTGCCGGTACCGGCGATGAGACGTGGGGTGCCGATGCGGTCTCCACTGAGTTCACCTTTGATGTTTTCACGGATGACGAGACCGGAACGCCTGTCCGTCACTTCCTCGCGGGCACTGGCGCACTCAAGTACAAGGACGTGCTCGGCTTCACTGCTGGCGTCTAGTCACAAGCTGCGGGCCGCGCCATTTTCCGGGTGGTGGTGGCGCGGCCCGCTTCACATCCCCACCACCCGGAACCTGCAAGGAGGCCCATCGTGGCAACACTTTCCAAAAATGGTCATTCCGTGACCACTGAACTTGCGCGGGAGATCGTTTCCCTGCGCGCCCAGGGCTACACCGAAGCGACCGCACCCAAGCGTGACACGGTCGAGTCGAAGTCCGTCGAGCATGTGAAGGCCGTCGAGGCCAAGCCCAGCAAGTAGTTCCAACTGCTGCCCTGCACGCCGTTGCAGGGCAGCAGTAACACCCCCCTAAACCAAACACTCACTACCCGGAGGTAACACCATGGCTGTAGCCGATAAGCCCGTAGTCCAGTTCACCATTGCTTCAATCCGCAAGGACGCGACCAAAGTTGATGTTCTCAAGGTTGGACTCAGTGGCTCGAAGATCATCACTTTCCCTGACTTGATGGCAATGGAGTCAGCGGAGTCCGAGGAGCTGCTTGCGAAGATTGACGCACGTAGCACGAACACTTGGAAGGCGCTGGAGCAGTGGCTTTCCCCCGCGGACGCCGCGGCACTCCGCGCTGAGGGATTGTCTCGCGCTGACCTTCTGCGCACGCTCAAGAACGCCTCGAAGTACTACCAGGATTCTTATGGTGATCTGGGAAACGAAGGCGCCTCCGAGAGCTTCTAAGGCGGTACCGCCCCCAGGTCCGCGCCGATCTCATGAGTGAGTACGGCGCGGACCTGGACGTTTGGTATTCGGCGGGCCGCTGGGTGGCGTTAATCGAGCTAATCGACATGCTGCCAGACGCTTGCAGGCTCAACGAGGCTATCGTGAACGATCCCGAGATGGCAGAGCTTTTGGCATCCCAGCCGGACCCTGTTGAGCCGTGGTCGCCGCGGGTCTCGGATAACACATTGACCAATGTGATCTTGGCGCGGATAGCCGACGGCATCGCTTCGTCGCAGCAGACCCAGGTAGCTGTAGCTGGGGGTAAGCCTGCGAAGGTTGCCCCGTTCCCGACGCCTCGCACGGCCATTACGCGCCTGCGGGAACGCGAAGACCTTGAACTGTTCCACGACATGCAAGCCAGGTTCGGTTTCTGAACGAGCCGGATTGATAACTTCACACACCGAAAGCCGCTCCTAACCGGGCGGCTTTCTTGTGCCCCAAAATAGGAGGCCCCGTGCCAATTATCGGTATCGCTCAACTCCTTGTGGAACCGTCATTTGCCGGTACGCAACAGCGGATCTCCCGTGAGGTGGGCCGCATGATGCCCCGCGCTGGTAGAGATGCTGGGCAGAGCTTGGGCCGTGGCATGGCTGCCGGCTTCGCGGAAGAGTCCGCAAGCCTTGAGGCCGAAGTCAATCAGCTTGGTCGCGTTGTCAGTAAGGCTGAGGAAGATCTTGCATCATCGCGGGAGCGCAGGTCTAAGGCGCGTGACGCTGAGTCAAAGGCGCTTGGTGAGCTGCGTGTTGCTGAGCTAAAGCTGCAGGAGATCCGGGACAGTGCTGGCGCAAAGGCGTCACAGATTGCTGCGGCCGAAGAGCGCGTCTCGATCACTCGTACGCGGGCCACTGCAGCGACTCGGGCCCATCAGACTGCCACCCAGAATCTTGCAGAATCAACAGCCAGCCTCAGCAATGCTCAGCGCGAATCTTCGCGGGCGACGACTGAGCTCGAAACACACATGCGGCGAGCTACGGCTGAGTCTGACAATACCGAGCGTGGCTTTGGCCGCCTTGGCGCCCGGCTGCGGACGGCCTTTCAGGGCAGTCCGCTGGCCGGGATGGTTGAGAATATTCGCCGCGATTCTGGGCGCGTCAATCTCGACCTTCACCAGATGGCTGACGATGTGTCCAAGTCCGGTACTCGTGGCGGGCGCGCTTTCACGAAGGCTTTCGTTGGCGTCGTGGGTGGGCTGTCTGTCATCACTCCGGCCGCTGGTGCTGCGGGTGCGGCTCTCGTGGGCGCGGCTGGAAATGCCCTGACCTTGGGGGCCTCATTGGGCTCTCTGGCTGGCGTTGCCGCCCTAGTTCCCGCTGGTCTGCTGTCCATGGGAGGCGCCGCTGCTGTCATGGGTGCAGCTTTTCATGGCATGGGCGCTGCCCTGTCTGCAGCCACTGACGTTTCGAAGGTCGCAACCAGCAACGCCAGGCTCGACGCGATGGCCATGGAGGACGCTGCCCGTCAGATCAGTGACGCTGAGCAGCGTGCCGGCGAGGTGCAGGTTGATTCTGCGAAGAAGGTTGCCGACGCCAAGAGGAACCTGCTCACCGTTGTTGCCCAGAACGCGGAGCAGCAGGAATCTGCCCTGCGCCGCGTTGCGGACGCTGAGCAGAATGTTGAGCGCGCCAACAGGAACGTGTTGCAGTCGCAGTTGGACTTGAATCAGGCCCGCACTGACGCTGTTGACCGGATCAATGACCTGAACCGCTCACTAGAGCAAGCTGGCCTCTCTGAGCGCGGAGCGGCTCTCCGGTACGAGGATGCCCTGGCTGCCTACAATCAGGGCGTTTCGGCTGGTGGCGATCCCGCTTCCAAGTCCATGCGCAAACTGAAGCTTGATCTGGATCAGGCAGCCTTTGGCTTGCAGTCGGCCAAGGAGGAAACCGCTTCGCTCACGGAGGAGCAGAAGCAGGCGGCCACAGAGGGCGTTGAAGGCAGTAAACGGGTGCAGTCCGCTGAGCAGTCCCTCATGGACGCTCGTGAGGCTGCGACTGAGGCTGTGCGCGACCGCAAAGACGCCATCAAGGAAGTTGCCAAGGTTGAAGCCGAGGGCGCGCAGAGCATCATTGACGCGCAGGAGGCCATCGCTGACGCGACTAGGGACGCCGCTTCGGCCCAGGTTGATGCGGCTCGTTCCGTGTCTGACGCGTACCGAAACATGGAGCGCCTACAGATTCAGCAGGCCGACAGTGCCGCGGCGTCTGGCGCAGCTGCCGCGCTGGCTATGGAGTCCCTGACTCCGGCCGCTCGGACGGCAGTTGGCGCACTTCTGGATGTGTATGGGCAACTGGGGAACATTCGCCGGATTGCTCAAGAGAGCTTCTTCACGGGGTTCGCTTCACCACTGCTGAATCTTGCGAAGACGATCATGCCGCAGCTTGCTGTTGGTACGGCCGCCATCGCTACGGCACTTGGTGGCGGCGCTCAGGGGTTCATGAATTCACTGAACAGCGCCCTCGGTGGAGGCGTCCTGACTGGTCTGATGACAGGTGTTGCAACGTCGGTTGAGGTCTTGAATAGGGCCATTGATCCGATGGTGCAATCTTTCGTGACACTGGGTGTCGTGGGTATGGATTACATGCCCCGGCTCTCCCAGGCCATCGTCAACATGTCTACCGGCTTCAACACCTTCATTCAGGGCAGCGCGGCTGATGGTCGCCTTGTTGGATGGATTGACGCTGGGATTCAGGGCTTCAAGGATCTGGGGTCCATTGTTGGCAGCACAGTGGGCATCTTCGGTTCTCTGACTGCGGCTGCTGAGGCTGGCGGTGCTGTGTCCACTTTGGGTGGGCTGGCTGAGGGCTTGCGCGGGATCGATGCGGCCATGCAGGGCGAAACGTTCAAGAAGACGATGACGACGATCTTTGCTGGTGCTGAGGCTGGTTCGCAAGGCTTGCTATCTGCGCTCGGTGCAATTGGTCAGGCGTTCGTTGTTGGCGCACCGGCGCTGGCTGATTTCTTGCGTCTTGGCGGGGAGATCGCCGGTACTTTCATCGGCGGCATTTTCACGGCCCTGTCGAATCCTGAATTTGGTGCTGGGCTAGTGACGTTCCTTGAGGGTGTGCAGCGCGGCGTGAACCAGATTGTTCCACTGCTGCCTGGGCTGACTGGCGGCTTTGGATCCTTCCTGACTTCGATGGCCCCGATTGTTGAGTCCCTTGGCCCGTCTTTGGTGCAGGTCTTCACCGGATTTGGGCACACGCTTGGGTTCTTGCTGGACATTTTCGAGCCTTTGCTGGTGGCGATTGCTGGGAGCCCGCTCATTCTGGGCTTGCTGATCGCATCATTCGCGGCAACTGCTGGCGCTGCTGCTGCCTTGACGGCGGCGGGCAACATCCAGAAAATCGCGATGGCCGGCTGGTCTATTGTGACCGTTGCGGCTTCGGTGGTTCAGGGATTGCTTGCTGCCGCATTTGGCAGGGGCACCGCGGCGATTGTCACTAACCGTGCCGCAATGGTCGGTTACCGGGTCGCGATGGTTGCGGGGTCGATAGCTACCGGTATTGCGACGGGCGCTCAGTGGCTTTTCAATGCTGCGATGTCAGCTAATCCGATTGCGCTAATCATTATCGGCATTGCGGCGCTGGTTGCTGGGCTGATCTGGTTCTTCACTCAGACGGAGCTTGGACAGAAAATTGTTCAGGTTGCTTTTGCTGCGATCAAGACAGCGATTTCGGCGGTTGTGGACTGGTGGAATAACACGCTCATTCCCGTGCTGAAAGTTGTTGGCCAGTGGTTCACGGATGTTTGGAATGGCGCCTCAAGTGCTGTCCAGGTTGCTGTGAAGTGGATTCAGGATGCTATCGGAAACGTGATCGGTTGGATCCAGCAAAACTGGGGCCTGCTACTCACGATCATTCTGGGCCCGCTGGGTTTCATCATCCAGTGGGTTGTGAAGAACTTCTCGCAGATCTCCGCGGTGGTTCAATCTGTTTTTGCTGCCGTAGCTCAAACTTTCACATGGATCTACACGTCCATTATCAAGCCAGTTTTTGATTCCATACTCGTCATTGCGAACGGTTTGTATCTTGGGCTTCGTGGCATCTTCCAGTTGGTGGTGGCGATCTTCACTGAGATCATTGCCCCGGCGTTCATGAACTTTTGGCATGGCGTTGTGGAGCCTGTTTTCAACGGCATTGTCGGCACGCTGACATCGTGGTGGGCTACGGTTTCCGGCATCTTCAACATTGCTGTGACGTTCATGCAGACAGTCCTTGGCGCCGCGTTTACGTGGCTCCGCGACTCCGTCATCATGCCAGTGTTCAACTTCATTGTCGGCTACATCGGATGGTGGTGGGCGACAGTGTCAGGCACATTCCTGGCCGCGAACACATTCATCCGAACCGTTCTCTCAGCCGCGTTTACGTGGCTGCGTGATGCGGTCATAATGCCTGTGTTCAACGGGATCACAACCGCTATCTCCCTGTGGTGGACTGGCACTCAGCTCATCTTCAACACGGTGATTGGTTTCATCCGAAACACTCTGGGCACCGCCTTCACCTGGCTGCGTGACTCGATCATCAGCCCGGTGTTCAACGGCATCCGGGACACGATCAGCAACGTGTGGAACAACGGGATCAAGCCGGTCTTTGACTTCTTGTCGAACGCGATCAAGAATGACGTTCCGAACGCCTTCCAGAAGGGTGTGGACGGGATCAAGAAGATCTGGGATGGAATCCTGGATATAGCCAAGGCTCCCGTCAGGTTCGTCATTGACACCGTCATCAACCAAGGCCTCATTGGCACCTTCAACAAACTCGCAGGCATGCTGGGCATAAAGACTCTGGACGAAGTTGCCAAGCCGCCAGGCTTTGCTCGTGGCGGCGTACTGCCGGGTCAGTCGTCTTGGCGCAATGGAGACGATCAGTTGGTGCCGATGCGCAAGGGTGAAGGCGTGCTCATGTCTGAGGTCATGCGTGACCCGTTCGAGCGTGCGCGCCTTTACGCCATGAACAAGGCGGCATTGGCCGGCCGCTCCATGCGTGAGGCCCGATCCCTTGTGGGCGAGGGCTTCGCCAAGGGTGGCATCGTAAACCCGCTCAAGCGCATGTCGCTGACGCAGGGCTACAACCGTGTGCACAAGGGCATCGACCTTGCGGCAAGTGTTGGAACTCCGGTGTTCGCATCGGAGAACGGGCGTGTGTCTCATTCGGGTCCCGGAGCTTCGGCACCGGGCGTGTGGGGCGGCAACGAAATCCATGTTGACGGTGCCTCCGGTATCCAGACTTGGTTCGCTCACCTGTCGTCTATGGCGGTGAAGGTTGGGGACATGGTGCGTGCTGGGCAGCAGATAGCGCTCTCAGGCAACACCGGTATTTCCAGTGGCCCGCACCTTCACTTTGGCGCTTTCACTGGTGGTTGGCCCAACGACATCGACCCGCAGGGCTACTTGGGTGGGGCTGGCATTCCTGCTGGTGGCGGGTTCAATCCGTTCTCCGCACTGGGTGACCTAGCTGAGGGCATTGTCGGCAAGATCAAGGGGGCTTTCCCAATGGGCGGTTTCATGATCGACGCGGTGACTGGGATGGGCAAGAAAATGTTCAGCACGGTCATTGATTGGGCGAAGGAAAAGCTCGGCTTCGGCGCCGTAACTGGCGCTTCTCAGGGCGCTCACCTGAACCCGATTCTCTACGATCAGGGAGGCGTTCTACGTCCGGGCCTGTCTCAGGTCATGAACGCCACGGGCAAGCCGGAAGCGATCTACACCAACGAGCAGGACCGGGCACTACAAGCCTTGGCTGCTCGGGGTGCGCACGGTGGCGGCTTGAACTCTGCTGCCCTAGATCGACTCACCGAGGCTGTGAAGAGTGCCCGGCAGATCATCATCCCCGATATGTCTTCGGACAGTGCCCGCGCACTTGCGCTGGCCAAGCAGTTGGAAGGAGTGGGATGAGGATAGATCGTGGCATTGGCTGGTCCCTGGGAGGTTTCGACCTTTCAGGGATTGACCCTGACGGTGTGCGGTGGCTTACCCGGGACGTGAAACGGTGGGATAGCCCACCTGCTTCTAATGGCTCGGTGACTCAAAATCAGTTCTCCGACGGCGGGCATATGACACCTGCCTACCTGCAGTCGCATCCGATGATCCTTGAGGGGCGGGCGCTCGTTTCTGGGCGCCCGCTTCGGGAGAGTCGATCATTAATCAAGGCGGCGATGGCTGCATTCAATGCAACCATCCCCGTGCGTGACCTTGCCCCTTTGGTGCTCTCTGACTTTGGCGATGTTTGCCACCGTCTGATTAGGCAAGAGGGAGACCCGGACGTACGTCTGGTGTCGGATTATGAGTTCACCTTTTCCGTGCAGCTAGTGGCCCCTAAGGCTCGCAAGCTGGGCGGCGATGGCAGCGCCGCATATCAGTTCTCGGCCACAGCGTTCTTGCCATCAACTACGGGTGGTCTGCAGGCGCCGTTCACAGTCCCGTTCAGTATCGGCGCAACGGTGGTGAACGGGTCGGTGACGGTCACTGCTACTGGTGACGCGCCGCCGCCCGTGCTGGTCAGGATCAATGGGCCAGCAGTGCAGCCGATCATCCGTGATCAGGACGGCGGATCAATGCTGCTGGACATTAGTCTCGACGCCGGCCAGTGGTTGGACGTGGACTTGGATGCCCGAACGATCAAGATCAACTCAACCGTGAACCGCCGCAATCTACTGCGTGGCCCGTGGATCGTTCCCCGTTCAGGCATGGTCCTGTCCCTGGACGCTGCAGTGTATGACCCGCTTACTTCTATGACGGTCTTCTGGACCGACGCAAGCTACTAAGGAGGGCCACGTGCCTGTAGATACTTTGGACCCCACCTGGATCAATGCCCCTGGTGGTGTTGGCCCCTCTTATGACTCAGAAGAGTTGCGCCGTAATCAGGGGTTCGCTTTGGAGCGCAGCGCAACTACAGGTTCCGCACGCGGGGGCCTGTTGGCCGTGGGTGATTTGGACATCTCTCTTTCCGGCACCACGGTGCGCTTGGGCCCTGGTGGCTGTGTGGTTGAGACCGCGAAGGGCCCCTACGTTACCGGGCTGAGCGTCGTGACCAACGTAGACACCCTAGTTGCCGCGGATGTTACCAACCCCCGCCGCGACCGGGTGGTTATCCGCATCCTTGACCCGGACAACGGTGGTATCGCTGGGCGCAAGGGGCAGGCCAGTGTTATCGCAGGAACGCCCAACGCGTCGGCAGCTACAGGTGGTGGCTACCCCGCAGAACCCAGCGGCCCGGTGCTGACCATCGGATATGTGGATGTGCCCAAGTCCGGTGCGGGCAGCCCCACCTTCACCATGACCGCCCCGTACACCGCAGCCATAGGCGCCCCGGTGCCTGTGCGTAACGTGGCCGAGCGTGAAGCCCTGACCAAGCGCAAGGGGCGCATGGCCTACCGCCTAGACCGCAACGGGCTGGACTACTGCAACGGCACCACTTGGGAGGAAGCCCCCACAGCCGCCCACATAGAGTTCGACTACAACGTGGGTTCAGGCTTCCCCAATAACGCCAAGTGGGGCCCCGGCACCCTGACCTTGGACACCGGGGCAGTGTCCACTGACCTGACCGTGGCGTCGTCTCCCGCAGCGGATAAAATCACACTGCCCAAGGCGGGCCTGTACCTAATTTGGTTCGGCGGCGCCTTCGGGGCCGGGGTGGGTGGCAACTCGTGGTTCCAGATCAAAAATGCAAACGATGATGTGGTCCACGCTTCGGGCGCTGCGGTGGAGTTCTGGGGCAGTGTCTGCGCACCCATCCGCACCACAGCGGCCAACACCACGCTGTGGCTGCGCATCAAGCAGGTTTCAGGCGGCACCACGTCGGCCGCTGGCAAGGTCAAAATCACACGCATCGGTTAGGAGGCGCCCGTGTATCGCTTCATAATTTGCGAGTACATTACTGGCAAGGCGCTGGACGAGCTACCGATGGTCATCACGTCAGACCTGACAAGGTATCTGAAAATGTGCGGGGAAGGGACTTTGTCTCTTCCCCTTTTTGATGGGCGCGGCAAGTTGGTTTCGGATACGTGGGAGCAGTCGATCTTGCCGGGGCGTTCACTGATCCTGGTGGTTGATGATGCTGACCGGATTGTGTGGCATGGTGTTCCGAAGTCTCGCGGCCGCAGCACCGGCCACTCAGTGCCCTTCCCGTGTCGCACTGCTGAGGCGTCACTGATTCGCCGCTACATGCCGACCCGCAATTATGTGGGCATGGATCAGGCGCGGATCTTCCAGTCCATACTGGAAACCACCACCGAGGGCGGCATTGGTCTGGACTACGACTGCCCGGACACTGGCGTGATTCGTGACCGTCCGTACAACGACGACGAGAACGCCCGTGTGTACGACCGCATCAATGAACTCTCTGCTGTATCCAACGGCTTCGACTGGACCATTGATGTGGTGTGGGGCGATGACGCGCACACGTTCGTTCGGAAGATCGCCCGCACAGGCTACCCGCACCTGGGCAACCGCACACAGAACCCTGCCCATACTTTCGAGACCGGGCAGAACCTCACCGACTTCGACTTTCAAGAACCATGGGGAGAAGGTGACGCGGCAACCCACGTACGGGCTGTTGGTGATGGTGAAGGAGAAACCAAGCTCATGTCCGCCCCGATCATCGACACGGCGCGTGAGGCTGCGGGCTGGCCACGCACGGAGGAGCGCCGGACGTTCTCTGGCGTCACCGTCCAGTCGACCATTGACTCGCATGCCCGGGCCGTGGCTGGCTACCTGTTCGGTGGACAAGAAGTGCTGACACTCACCGCCAGGAACCCGACCGGCGCCGAAGACTTCACCCGCTTGGGCGACTTGACCCTGGGTGACACGGCACGCGCCATCATCGACACCCCACAACTCAAGCTTGATGAAGCGTGGCCTGTCGTTGGCTGGTCACTCACCCCGGAGACGGGTATTTATAAGCCTGTGCTGGCAAAGATTGGAGAGCCTGGTGAATGACTTCTCTGGTATCCCCCGCGCCTTCGATCCGCGCCAAGCTAAGCGTGAGAGGGAAGAATTCGCACGCCTCGCAGAGCAGCGATCATCAGCACGCAACACCAGCTCAACCACCATTGGTAGCGGTGGGCGGCTCGACCTTGACGGCGGTGACCTTGACATCTTCAACGGTGGTAAAACTCGGGTCCGCGACGGTGGCAGTTTCCGTGTCGAGGGTGGCGGGTCCATGGACATCGTGGACGACGGGCAGATCAACGTCATCGGGCAAGGCCAAGAGCTACTGACTCAAGAGCCAGTCACCGTGCGGGCATCGATGGCAAATCGCCCCAGCTTCAATTCATGGGTGGGAGCCGTGATCTTGAAGGCTGGCCTTTACTTTGGACTCACGGAATCGCGTGGTGACCGGGACCCGCGAGTTGCATCTTCGGACGGCCTAGGAGTGGAGATATCTTCCGCCTTCGATCCGCTGCAATATGGCCCACAAGCTGGTCCGAACATAGTCTCTGAATCATCCGCAATTGTGCGGCCCGGTTCGGCTTACCTTGGGACCAACGCATGGGATGACGCGATAAACCCCGGCGGTGGCAGCGGCCTTGCCGGGCACAAAGGTTTCTCGTACATCTACATGCGTCCTCATGACATGTCAATCTGGCTGGGCAACCAGACGGGAGGCACGACCGAGATCCCCGACGGGCTGGCCCTGTCCATCAGTGGCACGCTCGAAGACGCCGTCCTGGAACTGTACGGGCGCAACGGCGTCAATGTGCAAGGTAGCTTCACCGTCAACGGCCTGCCTATTACCGCGCCTGTAACGTCCGTGGCTGGCAAGACTGGCGCTGTGACACTGGTCAAGGGCGATGTCGGGCTTGGATCCGTTGATAACACCAGTGACGCCGCCAAGCCCGTCAGTACGGCAACCGCCACGGCGTTGTCAGGGAAAGCCGCGACGGTCCACACCCACAGCATCACTGACGTGACCGGACTGCAGACCGCCCTCAACGGGAAAGCAGCCACAACCCACACCCACCCAGACGCCACCACCAGCGCGGCCGGGTTCATGTCCGCAGCAGACAAGACCAGGCTCGACGCTTCCGCCGCCCCGGCCCGGTTCAAGAACCAGCCCATCACGCTCGGATCCGGACCCTACGCCGGGAACTCCATCAACAACATCGGCCTAGGAATTAACATCCCCGCGAACCCCTACGGTGCTGGGGTGGGCTACAAGATCGACTTTGTTGGTCAGGTAATCGCAATTGCCGGAGCAGCTGGTGGAATCTGCCAAGCCGTCGGCAAGGTCAACGGTAATGGCTTCAACACAAGCTATACACCCCGCGCAGATGTGGCTGGGCGGTTGCTTACCAACCTCAATATCGTCTCCGTCCTTGTACCTACCGGGGCGGCATCGACAGTGACCTACGAGTGGACACCGCTCTACAACAACACCACCACACTTTCAACCAACGCGACCGACACGTACTTTCAGGTCACGATCAGCCCCTACATCGCACTCTAGGAGACCCCCATGGCACAGGTTCAAATCAGCATCAGCAACACCACAGGCGGCTCGTCCTCCGCGAACGGCACAGTAACCGACCCCGCCACCCTCGCTAAGGTCCGCGAAATACTCGACACACTCACCGACAGCGCCGCAGTGACGGACACCGAATGAACCGGCGCCGCACCCAAGGACCGTCCCGGGAGGGCTAAATGTGGAGCAAGCAGCAGCGTCAACCCTTACCGGACTCTTCGCCCAACTCGGGGTCGCCGGTCTTGTCCTTGCCATCCTCATTGCCGGGGCCGGCTGGTACCTCAAAGCATCCAAAGACCTCCGCACAGAGAAGCGCGACGTCATCACGGATCTGCGGGAAGACATCCATAAGCTCACCGTCGAACGTGACGCGCTCAAAGAAGCTCTCCTTGACTGCAGGTTCCCTAACCGAAACGGGGGCGTGAATAATGAGCAGGCTTGAGCGCAAGAAAAGCATTATCGGTTGGGCAGTGATCGCGCTGGCCATCGTCCTGATGATTGTTCTCATTTTCCAGAACATTCAAGCTGACAAAGACCGGACAGAGGCGCAGTCATCGGCCCAAACCTCGGCGCAGCAGAAGAAGAACCTCGCTGAGGAAGTCGCCGGCGCATGCCAGGCGGGGGAGGTCCTCAAGTCGGTGGCGGGTGTTGACTTGTGTGCCAGGGCGGAGAGTATCGCCCAGCAGCCGGTGACGGTGGAGGGCCCTCAAGGTCCGGCTGGTCCGAGAGGGTTGCCCGGTGCTGACGGTCATGACGGCAACGACGGTGCGACGGGTGCCCTCGGCAAGACAGGCGCCGCAGGAACCAACGGCGTTGACGGACTCACCGGCACGTCAGGAACCTCGGGGCTCAATGGTGCGGCAGGACCACCCGGCCCAGAAGGCCCAGCAGGCAAAGAAGGTGCCGCCGGGGCGCCCGGTAAAGACGGCGCAGACTCCAACGTCCCCGGCCCCCAAGGCCCAGCCGGATCCTCCGTCGAATCATTCACGTTCACATCCCAAGACGGCGTGACCTACTCCTGCACGCCAGACCCGCCCGGATCCCAAACATATACATGCACCACCCCCAAACCTTAGCCACCTGACCGGGTGGTTTTTCTTTGCCCTAGGAGGCCCCATGAGCTACAACCCAAGCGTCGGGTATCGCGGCCCTGACGGTGCGACCAGATCAGTCACGGATGAGCTGACCGCACGCTTCGGCGCACCCGCACGACCCTACGAGTTCGTCACTGGCTGGAAAGACCCCGACAATGTGTCCGGCCACAACCCGGATAGTAACGGGATCACCCACGGCGTAGACATCTTCATGACACCGGAACAAAACCGCTGGGCGGCAGACCACCTAGCAGCACGCGGACGAGCCGGAGACAATCGCGTCGGCTACGTCATCTACGCCGGACAGATCGCATCACCATCCACCGGCTACCACTTCGCCGGGTCCGGGTGGGAACACTGGGACCACCCACACCTCAGCGTATGGGACGGGTACTGGGGCGGACCATGCACACTCCCCGCCAGCATTTTCAACGACACCTCTAGCTGGGGCATCACCACCATCACGACCGGGCAAAGCTCCGGCACAATTCAACCCATCCAGGAGGATGACGTGATCACACCCGAAGACCGTACCGCACTTGTTGCAGCCATGCTCGACACCCAAGTTACGCAGGTGGGCGGAGGCAAAATGACTCTTCGCGATCTGCTCGCCGAGTATCGCCCGCACGTCACCACGACGCACGACAAGCTCACGAAACTGCCCGGCGCTGTGGTTGACAAGGAATTTCCTCGCATCACCAAGGAAGGCAAGGTGGGGGGCGCGGCTACCCTGAGCAGTGTCCTTGGCGTGCACGATGCCAACGTGGTCTTGACTCGTGATGTGGTTACCAGCACGGCGGCGGCTGTGGCTAAGACCGTGGCGGCTATCAAGACCGAGTCTGGCATCAGTCCGGAAGAGCAGGGCAAGCGTGCAGCTGCAGCGTTCCTGGCCGAGGTCGAGGGGCTCCGACTCACAATCACGTCTGCAGAGGTGGCCAAGTGACGGGGCGGCGAGTGGCGGTGTCCACGCAGGAGAAGTACCCGTGGCGGGCAGTGGCAAGGACGGTGCTGCAGCTCATCATCGGCCTGGCAGCAGCAGCCCCCCTCGTTGCCGCAGCCATCACGGGAAACTCGGCAAATGCGGCAGGCGGGGCGCTGGCCCTGTTCATCACAGCCTCCGCAGCCATCACCCGACTCATGGCCGTCCCCTACATCAACGAGCTCCTGCAACGTGTCGGGCTAGGCGCGGAACCAAAAGGAACCGACCAAGGGAAAGTGCCCGCCCCGGCCGGGGACAATTCCATAACAAGCATCCTTGTCCACAGCGCCGCCGCAATCCGTATCTATGAAGTCCGCGACAAGGAATCAGTGACCTACTCCAAAGCCGTTGACGGCGTATGGGTACCCGGCTCTTGGGAGTCGCTCCTAGAGGCCATCGATGGTTGACGGCACTATTCAACCGTGTCGGCGGCAGCCATCTTTCTTACGAGGTCGCCACCTTTCGGTGTCAGTGCGATCGCCACGTTCGAGGGGACGCCATTGACGTATATGTTCGCGCCCATGTCCACCGTGGTCAACATCCCATCGAGTAAGAGGTTTGTCAGCATAAATCGCATCCCTGAGTGGATCTGCAAAGGTGAGCGGTTGATTCCGTTCTTGGCAAAATCGTTCAATAGCTGATTTTCCACTTGCGAGTATCTGTGTGTTAGCAAACCTAGATTGTGCTTGAAATTTAGGATTGATTGCTTGGGGATCTGGCCTTGATCGAAGCGATAGTGGCAGATGCTGCATAAGCAGATCAGATTATCGAAAGTATGCTCTCGTACTTTGGACCACGGAATAATGTGGCAAAGTTCGAGCGAGGCTGTCTGACCGCAAGTGGGTATGGCGCATCGGTAGCCAGCCTCTTCTTTTACGGATCTTTGCATGGCAACGGGGATCGCTGGTCGATTTTCAGGCATGTTCATAAGCTAGAGCAACGAGCCCGCTATTCAAAGTAGCCCCCACCTTCACGGGTGGGGGCTTGCTCGTGTTTAACAGTCAGGCAGCAACAGCAACCATCGACCGCACGCACCACGTAGACCCGTCCTGCCCCAGCACCAGCTCAAAGGTCACTAACGGGCTGCGTTGGTTATGACCAATCCTCGCCTGCACCTGCCACACCCCAAGATTGAGTCGAGCCAGAACAGACCTAACGCTCCAACACAATCCTGCTGCGTCATCCATTGACTGCGGAGAATCCGCCTGTGCCGCGAAGGCAATTTCACAGAGTGACGAATACCACAATTGACTCGGCTAGATGCCTGTAATTCGTTCTATTTCACACGTTCACCTGACGTTTAGTCTTGGCCTACTCGCGTGTATAAGATGAGTTTCAGTTAGACCATTTGGGGGACTAACCTTAAAAACTGAAGGATGCTGAATTGCGCAATACGATCTCACGCAGGACTATTCTCTCAATGGCGGCAGTATCAGGCAGCCTAGCATTCGCTGGAGTTTCCGGAGCCTACGCCGTTGCTGAGGACCCGGAATCGCTTGCGGGCCCTCAGGTGAATGAGGAAGCACTCCAGGCCTCCCTTGACGGTTCGACCAATGGTTTCGAGTCAGCACTTGGCGATAACATCGCCACCCCGCTTGCCGGCAGCCCGCTGTCAACTGTGGATGCTTTTATCACCCAGTGGAACAACAAATACATCGACGTAGACGGCTCCTACGGCGCCCAATGCTGGGACCTATGGGAGAAGTACTGCCGCAGCGTTATCGGATGCTCAGGCATTAGCACCCAATTCTCACCCAACCCCGGCTACGCAAGCGCCTTGTGGGATGGGTACGCCCGCAACGGAGCTTCTTCCTACTTCACACAGGTTTCAGCGTCTTCGACACCAGTGAAGGGTGACGTTGCCATTTGGAAGTACGGCCAGCACCCGTACTACCCGTACTCACACGTAGCGATTGTGATCGGTGACGCTGGTGGAAATGTCAATGTGTTGTCTCAGAACTCAAGCCCTTCGGTGGCAGGTAACCCTTACCCGGGCATGTCTACGGGCCCATCGATCAAACAAAACCTAACCAAGGCCGGCCTGGCGGGTTACCTCCGTCCGAAGTCACTGCCAGGCGGCCCTTCAGGAGGACGCCCGAGCATCCGATCCAAGGCCGACCTGCTGGCTGTCGACAGCGCAGGCGTGCTTTGGAACTACCCCGCAACGGGAGCCGGCGGATTCGGCACCAAGATCATGATTGGCGGCGGCTGGATTGGTATGGTCTCCGGCTGGACAGTTGACTGGACCGGAAACGGCATCTTGGACATGGTAATCAAGTGGAGCGACGGGACCATTCGCTTGTACCCCGGAGGCGCCAACGGAGGGTTCGGCACCTACAGCGTAATTGGCCAGGGCTGGACCAACATCGAGATTGTCCCAGCTCGCTGGCGCTCCACGGACACGAGGCCAGGAATGATCGCCAAACTAGCGAACGGCGACTTGTACTACTACCCGAACGTCAGTGGTGCCGCGATGAGCTCATCAATCAAGATCGGCATTGGATGGTCCGGCCTGAGCCTGAATTCGATGAACTTCAACGGTGATGCCAACGCGGACATCATCGCGCAGGATTCGACGGGCCAGCTCCTGTTGTACCCCGGTACGGGAACTGGAGGATTTAGCGCCAAGTCAGTCGTTGGTCACGGATTCCACAAGACTGGGCTCATCGCCAACACCGGCTTCAACGGCTCAGGCAGCAAGGGACTCCTGTTCAGAACTGCCGCCGGGCTTCTGAACTACTACCCACTCAGCGCAGCCGGTGCATTCCAAAACCCGGTGGCGATTGGCCCCGGCTGGACGAGCTTCAAGCTGTTCAACACCCAGTAG